GTGATTGATTGACGTTCAGAAAGTTCCTTCAGATCGAAGGTCTTCTTGAACACGATAGAATTGAATGTCAGATCGGCATTCATTGTTGGTATTTTATTGTTGTTGGTTGCTGGAACGAGCTAAACTAGTCGCACTTACGTGCAACAAGAGTAGCCATATTCACGCCAGAACGGCGCCATCGAGCAAGCTTACCGCTTAGCCTCTTATCGAGGGTAAGACGATAATCGAGCTCGGTTTCATCTCCTGTCTTGACAGCATTAAAAATGCTGGCAATATCGTAGATCGCACCGACTGGCAGATCCTTCCTGCAAAAAGTGCCTATGAAAAGCACAATTTGCAATTGGGACTTGGTGAAACCTGATGACTGATCATTCTTTAATGATTTACTCATAGGGTTATGTATCGTTCCGACTAACACTTCGTGCTCAGCGACGCCCTATACGGGCAAGCTGCTGGGCAATCAACGCGGCAGAAATAGCCGCTTGATTTTTTCCGAAATGTGGCTGCCATCTAATCAAAGGACTAGATGCATCTATTGGTTTCCTCTCGTAGTGACTAAAATCACACGAGCCTAGAGACTGGTCAAACAAAACGCCTCCAGTACAAGGACTTTTCCTTGTAATGAAAACGTCAGTTGCCAGTTGATAGGTGAAGGAACGCGTGAAGCTTACGACATCATATGGGGTTACCCCCACAAGTTTGTCGAGTGCGTCTAGCGTACCTTTCAAATCCACAAACCAGTCTACAACAAAGGAAAAAGGAATTTTCTCCCAAGCTAGCCTGGCAGGTGAAGTTGCAAACCTACTCATAAACGTATCCGCCTTCTTAAAGAAGTCGGTAGCGTACTTTGAGGCTTTAGGTTTGACCACAAGGACATAGCGAACTTCAGGTTTGCGAATAACGCGGCCCTGAGTCGTCCAGATGCTCACTGTTACACCATTAAGGGTGCTAGGTGCGCGTTCTGAATCATCATACGACACAATAGCCTCTCCTACGGAGGAGAAGCGTTTCGTATCGCCTGACGTATGTCTTTTTACATCTGCAACCAGCTTCGGCATATACTTATGTATGGCGACAAAGTCCGAAAGCAAGGGAGCAATCCCGAACTTCCAGGCTAAGAAGCCACCCGAAGCCTCTCTGATCATCGGTCTAACCTTATTCCACAACGGAACTGAAGCCACTGCGATCCTAGGGATATTACTCCCTAGATTCACAGAATGCAAGCGGCTGTTTAAAACAACCATCTTGCTAAGCTTCGGCAGCGTAAGGGCCAAGGACTTGATCGACGGCCAGATCTGGTTACCTTCAACGATGTCGAGAAGAACGTCAGCTTTAAGCTGCCGCGCATTCTCCAAGACCTTCGCCTTTAGCGAGGCCTCGTTGAAGCTTGATGTATTAATCAACCAATGTCTAGGGAATGATGTGTCAGAAGACACATCATACGAGCAGAAGTAATCGACGCCTGAGTCAGCGAAGCTGTACCAGTATGGTCCAGCCCCAATGTCCCAAACGTCGCCAAACTGCCCGCCTTGAGTACTCGACCATTTATAATCTCCTTCGGAAAAGCTCGCAATAGTGCGAAACCTCTTCCTATGGATACATTGATGGGGATTACCCTTACCTAGACCGTCAGTCATTCGTTCAGATATCTGATCGAGTGCGACGTTGTGCGCTGGGAATGGTACCAGCGTCACAGGAGCAGGCGAGGAGTTGCACGGACGCCAACTTTCGTTGGCTACCGTACCACCCCAAGCATGCCAGTTATTGGTTTTTGTTCTTGTTCTAGTTCTCATCTGAGATAAGACCCTACGAG